TGCGTCTGACGCATCCTCGGCGGTCGAGACCGCCACGTCGGCGCACTCTATAGCGACCTCGACGCAGAACGCCATGAGTGCGCTGGCCCCGAGGGTCACGGCCCTTGAGGAGGACGAGTACGCCCTCGCGACGCTGGGCGGGACGGGCACGAACCAGTTCTACGCCCACAAGGGGTGCGCAACGCTCATGAGCGCTGGCACGACACCAGCAGCGCAATGGGGCAACGCCTCGGTATGCACCATACCCGATGGGTACAGGCCGAAGATGCAGCTCTACTTCCCTGTTGCAAAGACGGGTGCCACGACCTCGTCGACGTACATTCAGGTCGCCACGGACGGTGCGGTCACCATCCAAAACTGGGGCGGCACTCAGGCGGCGAGGGACTACTTTGCCACATGCACATGGGCGTACTGACAAAGGAGGAGCCATGCCTATCGAAATCCAGTGGGCCACGGTTGCGACCTCACTCACGATTGCATTGGTGACATGGCTCGCGAAGCGTGTCGCCACGTGGGCCAAGGACGCGCGGGAGCAGGACGCCCGCCTAGACCAGAAGCTCGACGCGCTGACACGCGCAACTCAGGTCAACATGAGACAGAACCTCATCCACACCTTCGAGAAGTATTACCAGCGCGGGTGGGTCACGCCAGAGGAGAGGGCCGCTTGGGTCGACACCTACGAGGCGTACCACGAGCTTGGGGCCAACGGCCTCATCGACACCTACAAGGAGAAGCTCGACGCGCTTGAGGACAAGGAGATTGGAGCATGCAGGTGAATTACTTCCTTCCCGACAAAGCATACGACGTATTGAAATGGGTGGGCCTCGTGGCCTGCCCTGCGCTGGCCACATGGTATGGCGTGTGCGCCCCGCTCTGGGGCTGGCCCGCGCCCGACGCAGTGGTTGCCACAATCAACGCCATCGGCCTGCTCATCGGCGCTCTAATCGGCGCTAGCCACGTCACCGCAACCTACGGCGGTGATGCGAATGAGTGAGCCGTGGCCTGAGCCTCCCGTCATGGACGGCGAGGAGACGGAGGGGATGGGGATTGGCCTGTGAACGTGACGTGGATGGGCACCAGCTACTACAGCAGGGGCAGGCAGGGGCGCAGCGTCGTCGCAATCGTCCCGCACATCTCGTGTTGCAGCACGATAGCGGGAATCGACAACACCTTCGGCCCATACAGCACCCGCAGGGTTAGCACGCACTACGCGGTCTCCGAGACAGAGGTGCACCAGTACGTGCACGAGTACGACACGGCGTGGAGCGTGGGCAACTGGGAGGGCAACCTCCGCACCATAAGCATCGAGCACGTCGGCACCACGGCGAACCCGCCCACTGGCAAGTGCCTCGACCTCGGGGCGCGGCTCATGGCCGACATTGCCTACCGCCTCGGTTGGAAGGTGCTCAAGCTGGGCGAGAACGTGATGCTGCACAAGTGGTACGCCTCGACCGCATGCCCCGCCAACATGGACTACGAGTGGGAGGTCTCCAAGGCCAACCACTACCTTGGGAAGCTCTGGCTCTCCGACGACGAGGAGGAGCAGCAGCGCAAGGCGGCTGAGGCAGCGGCCAAGGCGAAGGCCGAGGCTGCGGAGCGTGCGAAGAAGGCACAGGAGCGGGCGCGAGTCGCCAAGCTCAAGTCGACCATCAGGAGGAACAACGGCATGGAGATGCTCTTTTACATCAAGGGCGAGTCTGGCACTCGCTACGTTTGCGGCGGATTCCAGAGGGTGCTTTCCAGCCCCGCCGAGCTGACGGCAATCGAGGACGGCTACCGCATGGCATATGGCCTTGAGATTCCGCACGTCACGTTTGAGGCCGAGCAGGGCAAGGCTTTCCTCGCCGCTCTGGCCACCGAGTAGGTTCATCGCGGGCGTGCTTTCCCCGCCACCTCCTTCCCGCGCCCGCTGAACAAAAAAAGGCCCCCACCCGAGGAGCTGAACAGGGTTCATTTTTGAAGTTGAACCTGTTCAACCCCAAGGGTGGGGGCCTTTTTTGCGTTTACTGGCGCTCTATGCGCTCAATCCTCACCTTGAACTCGTCGCCGAACTCGACGCCGCGCTCAAGCAGCTCGGGCCAGTGGACCTCAATCCTGTCCCTGTCGTAGTCGAGCTGGTTCCCCTTGATGTTCACTATGTCCGCCGTGAGGACGACCGTGCCCTCCTTGAAGTTGCACGCCCTCAGCTGGAACTCGTTCTCGTACCTCAACTCTCCTCCTCGAACTCTCCGCACCACTCCATGTACTCAACGTCTGGCCACGTGGTGAGCAGACCGCCCTCCTCGTCGACCATCGTCACGGGCGGGTGCCTCCTGCACTCGCCGAAGTCGCCGTGCTCCCCCGAAGCGCCCTCCGTGGGATTGAAGTAGCGGCACCGCCAGCACGATGCGTTCCTCATAGGCGACCAGTCGACCCGAAGCCGCCCTCTCCCCTCTCCGATTCGGGCAGGACGGCAGTCCTCACGACCTCGCACGACGCATAGGGCATGACGACCATCTGGCAGACCCTCTCGCCGCGCGTGAGGGTGACACTCTCGCCCGACGTGTTCACGAGGGTCGCGCCGACCTCCCCTCGGTAACCGCTGTCAATCACGCCAACACAGTTGCTCAGGCTGATTCCGCGCTTCGAGGCTAGGCCAGACCTCGGGAACACGAGGCCGACGTACCCGTGCGGGATGGCGACCTTGATGCCAGTCCCCACGGTCTTGCGCTCGTCTGGCTCAAGCCTCACGTCCCTCGTGATTCGCAAGTCCATGCCAGCGTCGCCCTCGTGTGCGTATGTCGGGTAGTCCTTGTGTCCGCAGTCGTCCACGACCGTCACTTGCAGGTTAATCCTCAACTCTTCCTCCCTATCATCATTCGCCCAGCAGCTCGTCCCACGTGCACCCGAGCGCCCCCTTAATCTTGCGCAGCTTGTCAAGCGACGGGACGGTGCCGCTGTGCGAGTAGTTCGTCACCGTCGTGTAGGCCATTCCCGCTTCCTTCGCAAGCCGCTTCAGCGTCCACCCGCGCCTGTCCGACAGACGCAGCATGTTCGATACAAACTTCCTGTCTCTGCTCATTCGTCCACCTCGATTCCCAGCTCGGCAAGATTTATTAGCATGTGCTCACGACTCGTTGGGCTAATCGCGTAAGCCATTTGTCGCACCAGCTCCCGCAGCTTGGCGTTCTCGGCTTGGAGCGACCGCGCCCGCTCAAACTGCTCGTCGTGTCCGTCCCTCTCGTGGAACAGCATCTCCTCTGGCACGTAGCGTCGCGTCTCCTCGGTCTTGCCGCGCACTACATGCACCATGTCGGGCCACGGTCGAAGCTCGCCGATGAAAAGGTCTGGCGACCAGCTCATTGCTCGACCCTCCTTCCGCAGTTGGGGCAATAGCGGATAGCCTCATCATAGGGGTGGTTGCAGACGGCGGCGCACTCGGAGCACACGAACGCGCACGGGTCGCCACCGCTCATGTCCTTGCACTCTCCCCTGCCCAGCGTGGCCTCGATGGCCTGCTCGGGAGTGAAGCCGCAGATATGGACGTTCAGCCCGCCATTGGGCATGGCGTTGTCTACCGCCTTAAACTCCATCGTATCGTGGAACTGGTCGACGGGACGGCCCCACATGACGCGATTGCCGCTCCTGTCTGTCTCCCACTCCACCCCGCGCTCGTCAAGCAGTCGGCGCAGCTCGTCGGTCGCGGTCATGCGTCCACCACCTTTCTCGGATAGAAGCAGAACCAAGATGCCCCAATCTTCATCGACCAATCGCAATGTAGGCACCCTGCGTCAAGCCTCGGCGAGTTTAACTTGAAGCACCAATTTCCAAGCGGCCTATATTGCGGAGGGCATGTGCTCGTGCCGTAAGAGACGGTAAAAGAGCCGCTATAACCCGTGTATTTCGGGAAGTCGCTCATGCATCCCTCCTCTCACCCCACGCGCAGAAGCCGTAATGTGTTACCTGTTCGCACCAAGAGCCGCAATAGTGGTAGTACTCCATCTCGTCATCGGTGTAGTGCTTGCAGTCACGGCACCGCACTATTTCCTCGCGGCGCTTCTGCGAGAACGTGCCGTTAAGCGTGTCGTAGTTGATTTCGATGATGTACTCGCTCACTCGCCATCACCTGCCAGCCGCAGCTTTGCGGCGAACTCGGCGAGGATGGCATCGTCCTCGGCCTTCGTCTCCTTGGTCGTGACGTACCGCGAGAAGAACTCCCGCAGCACGTCCTCGACGGTCGGGGCGTGGTGGTGGCGGTACTCCTCGGGGTCGTGCCACGTGGCCGTGTCCCAGCCGTGGGGCCGCACGGCCACCAGCTCGCTGATGGTCCCGTTTGCGGCCAGCCCGTACTGGATGCCCGTCACGGTGCCGTCCTCGTAGTGCAGGCCGTCCAGCTTGTCCCCCACGCGAATCGGCACGCCGTCGGCGTCAACGGGCAGCTTGACATACTCACGGGCAACCATCGAGCCATACTCAGTGATGCCATTGCTGTGTGCCGCAGTTATAGCCTTCTCGTGCTCCGCGTCGATGCGGTCGGCGATGACGAGGGCCACCTCCTTCCACCCACCGAGGACCGTTGCCCCAAGATACAGATGCCCCTCCACGAACTCCCGCAGCTCGTCGGTTAGTGCCCCCATATCTCCTCCTCGAACCTCTCAAGCTCCTTCAGGTACGTGTCGTTGTTCTTCTCCGCCTTTTTGATGCTCTTCTCGTTGCGCGTAACGACCGCCATGCACGCAAAAGCCGCGTTCCACACCGCATAGAGAACCAGCTTGGTCATGGACACGATGACCTTGGCAAGCGTCTCGTTGTTCACTCTTCCTCCTCCTCAGACTCCTCGGCCCACTCGTCCAAGTGCACCCTGTGGAACGGCAGGATGCCCATGTCCTCGTCCATGTCGTGAATCTCGCCCTCGTCGAGGAAGTCCCTCGGGTCGAGTTCGTCCTCGCACCAGTCCTCTGGCTCGGTAACGAACCATCCGTCCATGCGTCCCCCTTTCCGAACGGCGGTCTGAGAGCCTTTCTAAGCCCCCAGACCGCCGACACGGGTAACTAGTCGCTAATTGTTGTTTGCACCTCGCAGGGAGGCTCCTGTGGCTCCTGCGACCTATCCCCTGATGTTCTTCTGTCGCTCAAGCCAGACGCGCCAGAACTCCCGCATGCACTCCATGACGGTGTGGCCAGTCTCGTCGCACATCTCGTGCATCGATGCGACGAGCCTCTGCCTCTGCGCCTGAGTCCACGGCTCCTCGGTGACGGTGGCGGTGTCCCGCCAAGCGGCACCGCACCTATCCCTGTCCTTGAGCAGCCCGAGCCTGATTGCCTTGTTGCGAATCTGGCTCGTCGTCCTGTCTGGAAGCGCGTCCTTCCAGCCGTCCCACACGACGCCGTGCTCTGGGTAGTGTCTTCTCAGGGCGTTGACCTCGTCGTCCGTCCAGTAGACGTTGGTGCTGCCCCTCGGAGGCCCCTTCACCTTGAGGCGGGCGACCCTGTGCGCGACCGCAGCGTCGCTCCTGTCGAGCTTCTTGCGCCAAGGCCCGTACAGGCCGTGCTTGGGGTAGTTCTCGCGGACAATCCTGTCCTCGGCGAGGCTCCACGGGTTCTTGCAGCCGCCCATTAGAACGGGATGTTCTCGTCGTAGAAGTCGGGCTGCTGGGGCTGCTGCCTCTGCTGCTGGCGCTGCCCGCCGCCGCTCATGATATCGACCTCGTCGACGACCACCTCAATCTTCGAGCGCTTGCTCCCGTCCTTCGCCTCCCACGTGCTCTGCCTGAGCTTGCCGTCGACCGCGACCTTGACGCCCTTGGCGAGGATTCGCGAGAGGGCAACGGCGCGACTGCCGAACATCACGCAGTCTATGAAGTTGGGCGCGTCCTCCCACTCGCCCGTCTGCTGGTTCTTGCGCCTGTCGTTCACGGCGACGGAGAAGGACAGAACCTCGGTGCCGCCCTGAGTGGCCCTAAGCTCTGGGTCGCGGGTGAGGTTGCCAGAGATGTTTGCGCGGTTGATGCTCATCGGGCATGCTCCATTCTCCCCCGAAGGGGTTTTCAACAGCGGATTGTTGAAAACCTGTAGAAAAGTTTTCGACACCGCCGTTATATTAGATTTAGTTAAGTTAGATTTAATTGAATTAAATTGCGTCCACGCTACCGTCAGCGCTCAGCGTCACGCTCTGCGCCGCGCCCTGCGTCCTCAGAGCCACCGCTGGTCGAGCGCTTGCGGGAGTTGGTCTTCCACGAGCCGAGACGCGCCTTCGCGACCTTCTTTGCGTACCCGTCTGCGTTCCTGATGACCCTGCGGGACACTACGTGCTTGTGCTCCTCATAGCTGACCCTGTCGAGGAGTCCGTATTCCAGCAGCGTGTCGACTAGGTCTTTGCACTCGGCGACCGACACGGGGCAGAAGTTGCCCATGTCGCAAGCCAAGAAGCGCCACCCACGCTCCGTGGACACGTCGTAGCAGTGGCCGTCCTTGGCCGTAAGAAGCTCTACGAGCCGCCACCAGCGCCCGTAGAACTCCCATCCCCCGTCAGCAGCCGCCTCGCGCAGCTTGTCGTCGAAGCTCGCGTTCGTGTCGTGCACGACGTAGTCCATGGGGGCCGAAAGGGCCTCCTCGTAGTACGACTGGTAGACCGCAGACTCCTCTTCGGTCATGGCAACACCCCCTTCACGAAGGACGACCACCGATTATTGCTGGTGGCCGTCCAAAACAGACGCTCGTTTGGCCGTCTAGGCGGACGCAATTGCCTTTCCGAGCCACTCAAACGCGGCAGTCCACTGCTCCATGGTCATGTCGCGAGAGATTCCGTGCCCCAAATCGCCTTGGAGCTGCGCATACAGGGCCTTTCCGTCCCCGTTTCCAGCCGCCTCCTTGAAAAGACGCCTGATATCGGCGTACTGGGCGTCTGACACCTCGTATGAGGGCGACGGAGGAGCGACGTACACTGGCTGGTCGGGCCTTTTTGGCGCATTTTGCTGCTGCGCCTTGCCGTGGTCGTTCGAGGCGTCGGCGTCCTTGGTGTCGTCGATGCAGAAGAGGCCGTTCAGGGCGTACTTTCGCGCATACGAGCTTGCGGAACCCGTGATTTGGCTCCCGTCCATGCCCTTCTTGACCTCTTCCTCCCTCGCGTATGCCGTTA